TCAAACGAGCCGTCTATAACATTAGATCTATTGAAAGTATAAACTGGGGATTTCTTTTCATCTATAACAGTTAGTAGTTTTCCATCCATCCAATAAAGCATGCCACGGAATATAGTTGCCATATCTTTTAAGACTTTGTATACATCTGTAGCTTTTGTAATGTATATATTTGCTCTAAATCTAGGCTCAACCCCTCCTTTTCCATCTGCGACAAGTTCATCACAGTATCGTGCAATTTTATATAAAGCAAACTTATCAATATCAAACTCTTTTACATACTCTCCTGCTCCATAACGATTATTAGTAATCATGTCATAGAATACCCAAGCAGGATTATCTGTATAGACTTTTTCTTCTCTAAACGCTCCTGTAAATAAGCCTTTGTAAAGCCTGCTCCCTTCCGGGTTGCTACCAACTATTTCTTTTCCTATGAGAGTATGGGATGTATCAATTAATCCGAACTCTTCCCTGGTAGTATAATTTTTAGGTATTTTTACTTTTAACCCGTATACTTCGTAGTTTCTAGTGGGCATACTAGTAAATTGTCGAGTATTAAAAGTTACATTTGCAACTGCTGTATACGGAAAATGAACTCTATCTCGAATTACTCCGAGTGCATTACTTATACCACCACTTTGTATTCCTTGATGTTTTTTACTTTCTTTATGTATGAATGTCAATCCAGGGGTACTATGTGCTCTTCCTTTATTATCATCTGTAGAGCTTTCACTATTAGTTATTCGACATATAGTAAGCTTAAAGCCACTATAAGGCTGAAAAGGGGTGAGATCAATTGCATGTGTAAAAGTTACTCCACTTAAATATTTTCCGCCATGTTGAAAGTAAGGAGTCCCTTCTGCAAGAACATCTACTGTTGTACCATCTGACAGCATTGCAACATTTAAGCCTTGATTTGCACCAGTTGTAACTAGAGTTCCTGCACCCCCAAGCGTTGAATCTATAGCAACAGAACTTCCAAAGTTAGCAAGACCCAATAGTTGATTACGTAGATTAGAACTCATCTCTTGATTTCCTGTCAGAAATCCTTGATCTATAAAAGTTCCATTTTCAGATTGAGTTTCTAAGCGTATAACATATCCGGCGCCGGCATGTCCTTTTTTACCGTCATCAGTATTTAAGCTATAGAGTCCAGCGGTATATCTAAAAACTAAATGAACTGAGTCAACTTCTGCAGCTTCTGATGCTGTAAAAACTATTGACGAAGGGACCCCAGTATGTAACTCTGCAACACTTGATATAGGTAAAGATACTGAGTTTGACCCTACACCACCGGTTAAAGTATCTAAGGGCTGTTGATCTATTGTTCCTGGTCTGAATTGATAGCCTGAAGATTCATATTTTCTATTTCGTGCTGATCTTGGATTATTTTGATTACTGTATACAGGCTCTGATATAGAAAAAGTTAGTCCAACAAAATCTTTGCTTGGAGGGGTAGCAAGAGTAATTCTACCTCCGTATTCATTATTAGTTTTTTCTACCTTAGTAATCTTTTTTAATTCTGAGATTGATATCTTTAGATCAGTTGTCTGTAGCCAAGGATTATCCTCTAAATTTTTAATATTAAGAGTTACTTCTAGTTGAGTATTTGATACAGCACTTACAGTACCTTCAACAAATCTATCTTGTGTTTTATTGTAAATAAAAGCTAAACCGTGCCCATCTGAAAAATTACCTACACTGATTGCGCCGTAACTTGCAACCAAAGAGGAGGGCAGACTAGAAAAATCACCATCAATTCTTAGTTTAAAACCTGTAGCCTCTCCTACCGCACTAGCAGCACTTGAAGAACTATAAACATAACTAGTAGTTGCAGAATGTTCAAAAGTATATAAATTATGAATTAAAAGAAATCTAGTGCCTGTCTCATTTTCTTCGGCGGGGTTATATTCAAAAGTTACTTCAACATCACTACTATTTATAATAACTTCTGTACTATTAGCGAGCCCTGCAATTCGCATTCCAGCGGTAGAGGTAAACCCTACTTCATTATCGTCAAATATAGGATCATCGTTAAGAAAAACACTTTTTCCGCCCAGCACTAGCCCTCCGATAGGCCCTTCGGATATAATATCTGTAACAGATAAAACTTGTTCGGTGGCGCCTAACGATACCCCTACTAAATCGTTAAAGTTTATCGCCATTCCTGCGCGACCGCCTTCTCTTCCGGGCATATTTATTTCTCCTTTATGTTTGCGCTAGTTTAAATTGTATAGCTTTATTCTGGTAAATAGAACTTATAGAGTGCCCTAGAGTTCCCCCTGATGCTCCGGTAATTCCTCCATTTGAGAAAGTTCCAGCTCCTGCAATTTCAAAACTTGCGGGCTGTCCCGGGACTCTTAAATGTCCATAAACTACAGGAACAGGATCCCCTGCTGCTATATTTTGTGCTGAGCCATTGAATAAATAAGACTCATCCATTTCGGTATCTGCATCAACAGAAGGATCTGGTGCCATCATTTCTTGCAATCCTGTCATAGCAAGATTCATTGCCACACCTGCCCCTACCTTAGCAGCAAAACCTGCAAAGCCGCCTTTTGCCAAGGCTGCCTTAAATCCTGCTTTGAAGCCGAGACCTTGAGGACCAAATGCTCCGCCAGAATAAGCAATAATTACAACTATGGCAATTGCTGCTAGTAATTTACCAAAACCTTTTCCTGAGCCTGCGGGAACAGGAGTAATTACCATATCTCCTGCTCCTATAGTCATTAAACATTCTTCGGGATACTCTAACTCTTCTCCACAAACTTCTACATGAAATCCTATATCTTCTTCATGTTTTTCTATAAGATAAGGCATAAATTCTGGAAAGTTTGAATCCATACAACGAAAAACTTCAGCAGGAGTTTCGCAGTCAATTTCTAAATGAGGGATAAACTTTTGTCCAAGTTCTCCCTCAAAATATACATTACGTAACATATCTATATGCCCTATCAATATAACTTACCCAAAAAGGATAAAGATTTTCTCTACAAGAAAGACGATTAGTAGCATGATGATAAAACATATCATTTCCTAAAAAAACTCCACAGTGATTTGCTACAGTAGAATCTATTTTAAAAGTTATAAGATCGTTTTCTTCTAAGTCTTCTATAGGAACTTCTTTTCCGCCCCATTGTTCTATAATTTCTGGACAAAAATAATCTAATCCAGTATCTTTATTATACCACTCTTTTTCCCATAGTATTCTATTTGGTACATACATATTTTTTGATAGATAATAGTCTCTTACTGCTTCAAAACAATCTGCTACACCAAATTCATATTCTCTGCCGTAAAGTTCTGTTACATCGGCCTTAGGTTTAAGTATAGTCATCTCCATACTAGGGTATGAAAAAATATAATATGGTATTCCTAATGCATTGCATTGATTTATGTCAGCTTGACTAGGTTCGGAACTTTCATCAGGGTGGCTATGGACTACACCGACTATATCATAAATTCTCTTATACTTTAGGTACTCCGAAGAGTCCATAATAAAATTTTCATTTACTTCAGCTATATTTTCACAAGCAATCCAATGAGCTTTTCCTTTCTGTACCCCTATTAATCCGCAACCCTCTTTGGGATACTCTCTAAAAAAATGTTGTTCTATTTTATGCAAAAAATCTTGTATCATCGTATGCGTCGGGTTCCTGGAAACCCTCCAAAAGGTAAAGAGATATTATTATCAAAAGATGCAGAAGGAATACCGTGTAATCTAGAAGCTGTACTATCTCTATCTGCTATAGATAGTGGTTGCGTACTTGTAACATTTGTAAGAGTCGTATCAGCAATTGCAGTTGTTTGATAACGAGATTTACAAGAAGAAAGTAGTTTTCCACATACATCTGCTTGTACCCAAAATCTTGAATTATCTCGCGGAACTTTTCCTGTGCTCGGTGCAAGTGCCTTCCAGAGAGTGGGATTATTATTTGTATCTAAATCATATACATAAGAGTTATTTCTTTCATCACTTGTATCAATAGTATAAGATGTTGTATTGTTCCAATGAGTATAAGTACGAATACGTCTCCAGTTTATTTTATCAGTCTCACTCGGAGTGGTAGTGTTATTATCTTTCATAGATTGAAAATATTGATTATTTATAAAAGCTATTGAGCTTTGATTAAATGTAGTTCCTGAACTATAAGCTGTTGTGCCTAATAAACTTGTATGAACTACTGGCTCATTGTCTATAGTAAAAAATAAAAGTGCATTATTTCTAAGAGACTGCCAGTGGCAGGCGCTTTTTACATCAAACTCATCATCTGTTGCGTCTGTTGTTAGAGCTTTGTAAATCCAAGGGCAATATTTCCCCGTAACAGCACGCGAAGGAACTTTTATATTTTGTAAGTCAAAAGGACTTGCTAGCTCTAACTCTATAAATAAAGAAGTTTTTCCAGAAATTCTATCTATAACATACGTTGCTTTTGGTAATTGAAAAGCATTAGTGGGGGCAGGCCCATTACCTACTTGAACATATTTTGAAAGTGTTTGTCTACGAGTAAGTCTTTTTCCAATTAAATCTTCTATTTGAAAATCACTTCCTCCCTCTCTGAAAGCACCT